AGGAGGGACGGCATGTTTGAACGGATCAAGGCGGTCCTCTCACGACTCTTCCATCCTCGTCGCAATTCTCTTTTATCATCCACTCGTCTTCCTGGTCCTGGGTCGGCGTTTGCGCGCATGTATAGTTTGGGAAAGCCTGGGCGACTCACGACGGGATTCGGGCGATCGACCACCAGTGAAGATGCGGAACTGTCGTCGAGTCTCAAACTGGCGCGCAATCGGTCGCGCGAGTTGGTGCGCGATGCGGCCTACGCGAAGCGGGCGAAAGTGATCGTGCAAAACAACGTCGTCGGGTCTGGGATCGGGATGCAGGCCAAGGTAATGACGACGCGCGACGATCTCAATGAAATCATTAACGACGACATCGAGGAACAGTGGGAGGCGTGGATGTGCGCGGACGAATGCCACGTCGGACAGGTGTTGCATTTTTCAGATTTGGAACGAATGGCGATCGGGGAGGTCTTCGAAGCGGGCGAGATCTTCATTCGGTTGCATCCGTTTGCGGTGGGCGATTCCTCGGTCCCGTTGGCGTTGGAAGTGATCGAGCCGGAACGGATCGCGGACGACGGATTCCCGGCACCTGCGGTGAGTGGCAATACGATCCGACTCGGGATCGAGGTGAACGGGTTCGGCGCACCACAGGCGTATTATCTGCGGACGTTGCACCCTGGCGATCTGCGCTTCGCGACGACGGAGATCGGCGCGATCGAACGCGTCTCGGCAGCGGACATCATCCATCTGCGGATCATTGAGCGATGGCCTCAGACGCGGGCGATGCCGTGGATGCACGCGAGCGGGCGGAAATTTCAAGACATGGATGGGTTGACGGAGGCGGAGATCACGGCGGCGCGTGGGGCGGCGTGCTACATGGGCTTCATTGAATCGCCGTCCGGTGAAAATGACGAATGGGGCACGAAGCAGGAGGACGGGTCGAGTCAAGTCGAATTGGAACCGGCGATCATTGAGAAGTTGCGGGCGGGGGAAAAGTTTAATTTCGCGGCGCCGAATCGACCGAACACGCATCTCGATCCGTTCATGCGGATGATGCTCCGTGAAGTCGCGGCGGGGACAGGGTGCAGTTACGAAAGTCTGAGCCGTGATTATTCACAGAGCAATTATTCTTCGTCGCGGTTGGCGTTGATGGACGATCGGGATCTCTGGCGTATGTTGCAGATGTGGTTTATTCGGAGCTTCCGAAAGCGGTTGCACGATGTGTGGCTTGAACGCGCGGTGCTCGCGGGGGCGATCACCAAGGTGAGTCTCGCGCAGTATGCGATCAAACCCGAAAAGTTTGAGGCGGTGCGCTTCAAGCCGAGGGGATGGTCGTGGATCGATCCGACGAAAGAGGTCGAAGCCTACGAGAAGGCGATCCGGAATGGATTCACCACGGTGTCCGCAGTGATCGGGGCGACGGGGGACGGGCGTGATCTGGAAGATGTCTTGAAAGAGCGCCAGTACGAACTGAAGGCGATGAAGGCGGCGGGGTTGATCTTCGATACCGACCCGTCCACGGTGGAAACGGCGGCGATGAAGAATCCCAAGCCGGTCGCACAAGCGGCACCGCCAAAGAAACCCGATGCGGCAGATCCGGCAGATCCGGAAGATCCGGAAGATCCGGAAGACGCGGCGGACGCGGCGGTCAAGACGGCGGAAGGATTCATCCAGGCTCACGTTTTGGAAGGGGGTCACTAACATGGAGAATGTCAGGCGCGAGGAGACGATCCAGCAGAAGGGATTGCTGGAACGAGTCTTTACTGCGGTGGAATGGATGGAGCGGAAGACGGAGGCGGGCCACGATCTGTTGACGTTCTCGGCGTCGTCGGAAGCGCCGGTTGAGCGGTGGTGGGGGACTGAGGTGTTGTCACATGATCCGTCTGCGGTGGATCTGTCGCGGGCCGAAGCGGGGGCCATGCCGTTTTTATTCAATCACAATTCCAATGATCCGATTGGCATGATCGTCGGCGCGCGGGTCGCGAAGGGGAAACTCACGGTGGACGCGTCGATGTTCAAGACGGCGCGCGCGCAAGAGATCAAGACCATGATGGACGGGGGGCTCCGCAACGTCTCGATCCGGTATCAGATTGACACGATCGAGGAAGACGTGAAGACGGAAGTGTTCACGGCCACGCGATGGATGCCGCACGAGGTGTCGATCGCGCCGGTCCCGGCGGACTATTCGGTGGGGTTAGGGCGGAACGTGGAGGGCGTCGAGTACGCGGTGCGGAAGATCAGTTACAAACCAGAGGCGGAATTACCCGTCATTACAAGGGGGTTGAACATGGCAATCGAGACAGAGGTGAAACCGGAAGTAAAGGTCGGCGCGGTCGAGGCGGAGAAGGAACGGCGTCAAGCCATTCTCCATCTCTGTCAATCGAACAAGATCGATGCCCGCGTTGAGGCGCGATGGGTCGAGGACGGGACGCCGTTGACTCTCGTTGCGAAGGAAATCCTCGACGTGATGGAAGAGCGCGGACGGCAGAAGCCGTTGATGGCGGCACGGTTGGGACTGACCAACAAAGAGACGCAGAACTTTTCGCTCTTTCGGGCGATTCGGGCGCTGCGGTTCGGCGCACAGCAACCGGAGTTGATGCAGGAAGCAGCGTTTGAGTTGGAGTGTTCGCGCGCGATCGCGAAACAACTTGGTCGGGCGAAGTCGTCCAGCATTCTGATTCCGTCGGAAATCTTGCAGCGTCCATTGAGTCCGGAAGCAGTTCAGCGGGCGATGTCCACGATCCCAGGCTCGAAGGGCGGGTACATGGTGGACGTGAACAACATGGGGTTCATCGACATCTTGCGCAATCGGTCTGTCGCAATGGCGATGGGCGCGCGGGTGTTGGGCGGGTTGCAGGGCAATGTCACGTTCTCGCGGCAGACGGGCAAACCGTCGATCACCTGGCAGGCGGGTGAAGGCGCGGCGGTCACGGCGGCGGATCAGACGCTCGGTCAACTCTCGATGACACCGAAGACGTGTATCGCAATCACGGATGTCTCGGAGCAATTACTCGCCCAGGCGTCCCCGTCTGCGGAGTCGTTCGTCATGGCGGATCTCGCCAGCGATGTGGCGATCGACGGGATCGATGCGGCAGTAATTAACGGCACGGGCGGCGCACAGCCGATCGGGATCAAGAACACGGCTGGCATCACGTCGGGACAGGACGCGGCTACCGTGACCTACGCAAAACTGTTGGCGTTCATTTCGACGGCGGGCGCGGCGAACGCGATTCGTGGCAACCCAGGATGGGTGACGAACACGGCGGGCGCGGCGATCTTGATGCAGAAGCAACGCTTCACCAGCACCGATACGCCAGTCTGGGCCGGGAATATGCTCGACGGGAATCTGGTTGGGTTTCGCGCGATGTCCAGCGAGCAGATGGCGTCGGGGAATCTCCTGTTTGGATCGTGGGATGAAGTCATTATCGGGGAATGGGGCGTGTTGGAGTTGTCCACCGATAACGGCGGAACACGGTTCAATGCGGCCCAGGTGGGCATCCGCGCCATGTGGATGGTGGACGTGATGCTGCGCTATCCGCAATCCTTTGTCGCATCCGTCAATCTGTCGGCATAAGACAAGGCGGCGCGGGGGTCGCGGATCTTTTCACCAGACGAATATAAGGGGGGACCACATGATTAAGGTACGAGCCAAGCGCGGGGTGTGCATCGGTGTCGAGCGGCACCTCGCGGTCGGCGAATGTGCGGATCTCGACGCGGCGATGGTGACGTTCCTAACGCATATCGGCGCGGTGGAAGTCGTGAAAGACGAACCGGAAGCGGAACACGCGAAGGTCGAGGGATCGAGTACGAAGACAAGCAAAAAAGACAAGTGATTTTGTTTCACTGACGCGGAATGAATGTCAGAACAAGGGAGGATTGAACCATGTTAGGAAATCAGGCAAGTGCAACGACGATGGCAGCCCTGCTCGATGCGATCTCAGCAGCGGCCACGGCCAATGCGACCAGCGGATCAGGGAAGTGGCTGGACGTGCGGCAGTTCGATGGGGAGATCTTGGTGGTCCAGGCGTTGGGGGCGGTGACGGGATCGATCGCAGGCAAGTTGCAGAGTGCGACGGATGTGAACGGAACGGGCGCGGCGGATATCGCGGGCGCGACGTTCCCCACGAACACGGCCAACCAAGCGAATTCGATCGCGGTCGATCCCAAGAAAGTAGTCGGGGGATTCCTCGGCTATGTGGGGACGATCGTGACGGGTCCGTCGTTGGTCAGCGTGACGGCGGGCGGCAAGAAGCACGTCGTCTAATCCGATGAACACCACGGAACCACGCGAGGGAATCCTCGGCGATACGATTCAGTGGACGCGTCCAGACCTGGCGGGTCTTTACCCGCCAGCGTCGTGGACGTTGACCTACTACTTTGTGTCACGCGATCCGGCGGTCAAGTTCTCCGTGATCGCGACGAATAGCGGCGGCGTGTTTTTGATTGATCTGGGTGCGGCGTCGGGGATCGAACCGTCATTCGAACGCGTGGGGCAAAGCGGGTACGAATGGACGGCGCGCGTCGTCAAGGGTACAGAGAAGTACACGATCGGGTCGGGGTTCTTGTCGATCGCGCCGGATATGACAACGACCGGCACGACCGGCGTCGAGGGCGGGGCCGATCGGCGATCGTGGGCGGTGCGGACGTTGGCGGCGCTCAAGGCGGTGATCGAGGGACGTGCCGACGCGGACGTGAACACGTATATGCTCGGCGGGAAGCAGGTCGTGAAGATGACGCCGGACGAGATCCGGAAGTGGTACGACTGGATCAGTACGATAGCGCAAGATGAGTTGGGCGAAGTCGCGCCGAATGAGGCGTTCAACCGACGCGTGACCGTTTCGTTGCGTCGAGGGTATTGAAACATGGATCTGTTGGGGTTGATCGCAAAAGATCAGGCGAAGATCTTTGGCAGCGTGAAAGAGTTCGGCGAGGCGATCGAGTACCGCGACGAACTCGGCAACGAGGCGACGCTGTGGGCGTTCGTGCAGCGCGAGATCGTGGAAGTCAAAACGTCGGCGGGGTACAGCGCCCCTGTCGGGCGTCAATGTCTGCATGTGTGGATCGCCCAGAATAGTGCAGGCGGGCTGGCGAAGGTGACGAAGGGCGTCGATCGGGTCAAAGCCTTCTGGCGGCGGAGAGATCAAACCAAAACGGAATTCCTCGTCACCGCGATCTTGCCGGATTCCGATGGGGCGTGGCATTTGGAGTGTACGCGATGAACACGTTTTCGATCATCGTGAAGAATGCACGCGAGATTCAAACGGGGTTTACGCTGGCGCAGAGCAATTCGAAAAAGTGGACACGATCGGAATTGTCCAGAGGGGGCAAGCGGATTATTAAGCGATTCAAGCAGACGTGGCTTTCTGGTCCGCCAGGGATCGAGGGCGGACAATTCAAGAAAGGGAAACACGCGTTCTCATTTGCTCGGTTCGGTGCGGTCGATGACGTGACGGTCGGCATCAGCCGGATCTTACGCGTCCATGAAGAGGGGGCGACGATTGTGCCGAAGTCCGCGCCTGCGCTGTATCTCAGCGAGAAAACCGGCACGGCGGGAAAAGGGAACATCTTCGCAGTGGTCAAGCGGGTCCGGATTCCTGGACGCACGCAATTCCGGTTGCTCGTCTCAAGCATGGTGCCGGATATTGCGCTGCGCGTCGGTCAAGCGAATGTGCGCGCGATCGAGCAAGCGATGAAGGCGACGATGCAGCGGGTGTTGTCGTGAGTCTGTCGATTAAAGAACAGATCGTCCAGAAGATCTGCGGGACGATCGCGTTGATTCCGTGGGTGAAAAATGTTCAGCGGTTGAAGCAGGCGGGGATTCAATTTGCCGACGTCCCGTTTGTGATCGTCACGCAAGGGGATGATCTGTTAGAGGCGGTGCAAACACGGCCGTGGACCACGCGGCGCGCGGAGGTGGTGGCCTCGATCATATTTCGGCAGACCGATCCACTGGATCTGCGCTCGGCGGATGAAGTGTTGAACGGGTACGGGTCGGATGTCGAGGCGGCGGTGATGGCGGATCGATCAGTCGGAGGACTCGCGATTGAAATGAAGCCACCAGAATGGTTAGAGATCGAGATCGAAAGTGATGTCCCGCACGTGGGCGTCGCCATGCGGTTCGGGGTCGTGTATCGGCATTTGCGGAACGATCCAACTCGGCAGGAATAACGTCACCAAGAGAGGGAGGATATTATGGCATCAGGAGCGATTCCGGCATACGGCACATTATTAAAGCGCGACGACGGGACGGGGACGTTCACCACGATCGCGGAGGTCAAGTCGATGGATGGGCCGTCGATGGAATGCG